CGGAATCTCCATTTACAGATAATAACATATGTTTTAATCTGGTAGATAATTCAGGGGAAGCATTCTTATTAATTTTTTTAATTCCTCTTAATTCTGCTTCTATTTTGGATTCATCATGACCATCTAAAATTTTATAAGTAATTTCAGCTCCTGTGTGAGGTAATTTAAATGAAAAATTATTCTCTCCTTTAGTTAATTTAGATTCATCAAATTTTTTATTTTCTAAAATAGATAAATCAATAGTTTGTTCTTCTCCCTTATATTCAAATTTGTAATTTTTTCCATATCCTAAAACACGGGCAGCTACCATAACAGCATTTTTGTCTCCAATAATTAGGTCTTTATAATTTACATCTTTATTTACAATTAAAGACTCTATTAACTTATCTAAAACATTTCCTTTTTGAATATATGCCTGGTTAGTTAAAATATCTTCTTCCTTAGCAGTCATATATTTTATTTCTATTTTACCACTTGATAAAGGGCTGGTTTCTGGGTATAATATACCTTTTGATGGTAGTTCTACTTGTTCAGTAGGGAATTTAAATTCACTCATAATCTTTTATTTGTTATAACTTAATTTTATTATAAATACCAATATAAAAAAGGAGCTTGACATAGCCAAGCTCCATTTAATAAAATATTTATTTATTTTTAGAAATTTAATACTGCGTAATCTATTCCTAAAGTTAGTTCAATTTGTTTTGCTTCGTTTTCTGTATCCCAGTTATAATCGCCAAAAGTTGCTTCTTTAACAAATGCACCTTTTAAAATCCATTCAGAAACTACATCTCCAACGGGACCTAAAACATCAACTTTAAGATCTTTTTTATAAAAATCACTATATCCATCTCTACCTGTAACTGATTCATGGTGTAATCTTACCCATTCCATTACTGCTTGAGCACCTGAAGGTGTTATTGGATCAAATAATGTCATTGTAACATCATTCCATACTGTTTTTCCTTTTACTTTTCTAAGAACGTTAATATGGTTTAATACTACTTCACCTTGAGTTAGTGATACTGCACTTACTCCTTTAATAATAAAGCTTGGAATACCTTCCATATATAGGATAAACCTATTGGCTTGCTTTGGCTCAAAAGCGGTAAAAAATATTTCATTTGGATCTAATACTGGCATGTTGTTTTATTTTAATTTCTTATTATAAATATCTGATTCTTTAATTTTTATGCTGGGAAAGTAGCTCCAGTTGGTTGTAGATTAAAATCTAGGTAAATAAATTCAGCTGTTCTAGTTGGTTGAATATATATTTGTCCAATTAATTGATTTCTATCTATAACATCTGGTGAATTATTTGAAGCATCCATTACTACTTTAAAAGCATATAATCCCTGTCTTTGTTGAACACTTTCTAAATATGGGTTCACTTGAGATAAGAAATTATTTCTTGTTGCTGTTGTATTTTGTTCAAATACTAAATTTTCACCAATTTGAGAAATAAATCCTTTAAGAGCAATTAATAATCTTCTAACATTTACTCTATCTAATGCTGATGCTGCGGTTTGTAAGGTTTTCTGTCCAAATACTACTACTCCTGTATTTGGGAATGTAGCTATTGGGTTAACATTTGACCCATATAAAGTATCTCTATTACCATTTGTTAAAGCTCTTTCAGTTCTTAGTACAGATGATAAACCACCTCTATTTAAACCTGCAGGAGCAAACCATGCTTCACCGGCTCTATCATTAAAGGCATATACACCTGGAATCATTGTCGAAGCTGGTACCCATACTTGTTGATTAGTGTCAGGATCTAAAATTTGTAACCAAGGCCAATATGTAGCAGCATATGAAGAATCTACTGATGAAGCTCCTGCTGTTACTGAGTTAATTCCTGAGCCATAATCTCTTAAATCTATTACAGATAAATTATCTCCCCTTGTTATTGAGTTATTCACCATAGTTGTTAATGGAGAAGAATTATTTTGTTTAGTTAAACCTGGAGCTGTAATAATATTGTAATTAAATAAGTCTTGGTTAGCTAATAATTGTAATGAGGTTGAGTAATCACTTCCTTTTAATCCTTGTACATCTGTTGAGTCTACACTATCATAAAAGTTTGCAGCACGTCCTGTTGGGATGTTTATACCCGTAGCATCTTTAAATTCACCTTGACTTGCTATTGGGATTAAAGGTTTAAATGCTGATTTTGCATTTCCTGCATTATCAAAATAGTTTAATGTTTTAGAACTTACTGATTTTACTCTTACAAAATTACTTAAAGTGTTAAAAGTTCCTTCATTTTTAATGTAATATTCGTTAGTTCCCGAATCTTCAGTAACTGTTTGTTTTGAATTACCTATTACTTTTTCAATATAATCTTTAGAATTAGGGTCTAGTGATAAATTTGTCCAAGTTTCTAATATTGTTTTAGAAGTAGTTGTATCATCACCCCTTCTAATTAATAAATTAAATGTTCCAGAAGCTGTATTTGGTAATGCTATTTCCCACCTTAAATTATCTTTAGTACCATTTACTAAGGTTCCATTTGAACCACCAGCTCCTGCACTATTCATAATAGCACCTTCACTTAAAGTTTCTAACGTAAATGCATTGTCATTTACTATGTTATTAGCTACTAAAGTAAGTGTTAAATCTGTACCACCTCCCTTTGTTGCTCCTAAGGATTGTGAAGTAAAGGATATATCATTTCCTATAGCAAATGTTCCTACAGCAGCATCTAAAGTAATTGAAGATATACTTTCTGAATTAGCTAATACAAATGAAGCTGTAACATTTACATTAGATGATTGAACTGCACTTACACTACTACCTACACTTCCAGTTGCATTAAATACACTTTTAGTAGCACCAGTTAAATTTCCTAATACCTCACTTTCTACAGAATTTCCAATTGTAGTACTTGTTGCAGATGAAAAAGAACCACTTGTTACTCTTGTTACAAGTAATGAATCTCCACCTTGCTGGAAATAATTATATGCTGAGATTGAAGTAAAATAAGTATATTCTACACTACCACTTTCTACTATAGCACCAAATTTATTTTGATAATCTGAGTAAGATGAAACTAAAGTTGGGATTCCAACTGGTCCTTTTACAGTAGGGCCTACTATAGATGCACCTGCTTGTATTGGTTGTGCTGAAATAAAAGTATTATCATTTTCTCTTGCTAATACACCGGGGGATAAAAGTACTTCTGCCATTTTTTAATATGTTTATTTTGTTTATAAATATGACAGAAGTTCTTAAAAATGCGATTAGTTTTTGGTGAATTCGCCGGTTTCTAAATTTATTGAACCTTGTCCATATTTTTTTTCTATTTCTTGAGCTGTTTCAGTTTGTTTACCTTCTAAAGCTTCTAATTGTTGGTGAATTTCTTTTTTTCTATTTTCAAAAAATTCAAGTTGATATCCAGTTTGACCTAGATTAAATATTAAATCGTTTTGTTGTTGTTGTAACGAAGTTAATTTTTCAATTTCTTCTTTTGCTAAAACTGTGCTTTTTGTGCTTTCTGCCATGTTTATAAATATTAATGTTTTTTTTAAGACACTAATATAATAAAAATATTTTTAAGGACCAACTTCTCCTCGTAAAATAGGATCATCTGTTTCAGGGATATAAGGTTCAAAAGGTGTTCCTTCATTAAGTAATTCCCAAAATCCATTTTGTGTTGAAAAAGTACACATTTCATCTATATTATCAAATTGTTCATCATAAATAGAAAGTTCTTTTGATATTTCAATTAATATAGAAGCTCTTGTCCATCTTTGAGAAATTATACTTATTAAAGATGGGTCTAATTTCCAAAACTCATCCATTGATACCATATAATAATATTTCATAATGTTTTGATTTTACCCATTTACAGTATTAGTACCTGAACCAAAATCTGATGATCCACTTAGATACATTTTTCCTAAACCACTATTAGTATCTGGATCTGGCCATATAATACGAGAATGTTTAGGATTAGTATCTTGGGACGTAGAGTCAAAGCTATAATATACTATTAATCCTTCAGGTTGTTCAGTTGTTGATATAGTACCTCCTTCACCTTCATTATATAAATCTGATACAGCTGTTGAAGATAATGCACTATCCCATAGACTGTATTGGTCTATGTATGTATTTCCATTACCACCAGAATAACCAGCACCTTGATCACCTGTTCCTGTACCACTATATGATGTTCCTAATAATACTTGAAGTCTAGCTTGATCAGTATCTGCAACAGGGGTTCCAGAATTTTGACCACTACCATAATAAGCAGCACCTATATCATTTGCATTCCAATAACATTTTAAATTTGAAGTAGACATACTACCATTATATGTAATAGTTAACATACTAAAATCATTATCATTTACATCACCTCTATTAGTGTTTGTCCAATATGAAGTTCCTAATCCTGTTTGCTGAGCCGCATTTCCTGCTCCTGTTTTATGAAGCCACCAGAAATTTTGGGTGTATGCATTTGAACCATTTGATTGTAATCCTAAAAAACTCATATTAATTCTATTATTTGATTCATCATAAAATAATCTCCAATTATTATTATAAACGTTCCTAGTGGGATAATTTGGGTTAATTGCACTAGGAGATACCCCCCATAAAAATTGATATCTTCCTTGTGAGCTTAAAGCAGTAGTCCACCCAGCTTTTAGCCAAATATTCACTGTAAAAGTAGAATTATGTGCTAATCTTATACCTGTGGTAGGTTCTTGGGTACTAGGAGAAATTATTCTATTAGCTAAATTACTTGCTGAAGTAGTACCATATCTCATTAAAGATCCTTCAGTAGTAGATCCTCCTGAAGTAGCTTGACTAACTGTTGAACCCCTTGCTTCACCTTGAGTGTTTATAGCATAGGCTGTAATGTAATAAGTTGTACCTGCTGTTAAACCAGT